GAAAGAGGTATGGCGGCAAAATCTGCAAATATAGAAGAGCCGGCAGAAAACAAAGGATTAAGATTTAAATGGAAAGCAAAAGATATGGAGTTCAACTCTTGGGAGATTGCTCATTTCCGTTTATTAGGCGACGATAGAAAACTTCCTTATGGGACATCTATGTTAGAAAAAGCAAGACGTATTTGGAAACAGTTATTATTATCTGAAGACGCAATGTTAATTTATAGAACATCAAGAGCGCCAGAAAGACGTGTATTTAAAGTATTCGTTGGTAATATGGATGACAAAGATGTTGAGGCATATGTACAACGTGTTGCAAACAAATTCAAGCGTGACCAAGTTGTTGACTCTAAAACGGGTAACGTAGACATGAGATTCAACCAAATGGCGGTTGACCAAGATTACTTTATTCCTGTTAGAGACCCAGCGGCATCAATGCCTATCGAGACATTGGCGGGAGCTCAAAACTTATCCGAGATTGCCGATATTGAATATATCCAAAAGAAATTATTAACAGCACTTCGTGTTCCTAAAGCGTTTTTAGGGTTTGAAGAAACCGCGGGTGATGGTAAAAATTTATCTTTAATGGATATTCGTTTTGCAAGAACTATCAATAAGATTCAAAAATCTATGATTGCCGAATTAAATAAAATAGCGATTATTCATTTATTTTTATTAGGATTTGAAGACGAGTTATCCAACTTTACATTAGCATTAACTAATCCATCATCACAAGCGGATTTATTAAAAATTGAACTTTGGAAAGAAAAAATTGCATTATATCAACAAGGTGTTGCGGCAATTGCGGGAATTGCTCCGGTATCTGTATCTTGGGCTAAGAAACATATTTTAGGGTTTTCTGATGAGGATATTAAACTTGATTTACAACAACAAAGAATTGAAATGGCTGTAGGAGCAGAATTAACTAATACTGCAACCATAATAACACACACAGGAATATTTGATAATATTGATAAATTATATGGTAATCCAGCATCCGGAGCAACAGCTAGTGGAGCATCACCTTCACCACCACCACCGTCTGGAGGTGGAGGAGACTTCGGAGGAGGTGGAATGGAAGATTTAGGAGGACCTGAACCGGGAGGAGCACCTGAACCGGGAGGAGCACCTGAGGCACCTCCGGGACCTGAACCGGGAGGTGAAGCCGGTGTAACACCTGAATCGTTTAAACGTGATAATTTAAAAATATTAGTTGAACAAAGTACTCTAACAGAAGATGAATCATTTATAGATTTATCCAAGGGTAAAAATTCTTTAGGAGATATTGAGACACAATTAAGTAAACTTTTAAAAGACTAGATATTTATAATAAAAATTAGATATGAAAAATTTTGGTTTATTAAAAACAAAGATAGAAAATGTGTTATTAGAATCATATGCTAACGACACGTTCAAAAACGAATTAAAAACATTTAAGAAACTTGTTATTGAGAATAAAAACATAAGCAAATTGTTTTATTTATATGATGAATTAAGTTCTCCAAAATCATTAAGTGAATCTTATTGTAATGATTATATCAATGAATGTATTAAAATTTACGAGAATACCGTAAACAAAATAAAACAATCTGATATTAATCAAATTGTTGCTTGGGTTGGAAATAAAAATGTTGAAAGTATCTATACTGATATTGATACTTTATTCTCGAGCGATGTATTAACAATTGAATCAAAAATTAAAAGTAGAAAAATTATTTCGGAATCTCTTAAAAAATTACCGGTAACAAAAACTGAAGGTATTGATTTACCATTATCTACAATGGTAAGTGTTGCTAACAAAACTATTAAAAGTTATATTGATGGTTTAAACGAATCAGATAAAAAAGAATTAATCTCTTTATTGTCAGAGGATGACTCAACATTGAATGAAAAATATACTACACTTAAAGAAGGTGTGGTTACAAAACTAACAGAAATGAAAAATGCTAGCACTGATAATTCAATGCAAATAAGAATTGATGAAACTATATCAAAAGTAATTTCTGAAAAATACGATAAACTTACGTATTTCAAACTTAAAAATCTTAAAGAAAATCTTTAATCGTTATCAGATTTGAACTTTTTTTGGACATACTTGGCCTTAGAAAGTTCATTTCTTTTAATAACAGATTTCTTAACAAATTCCTTCCTTTTAAAAAGTTCACCACTTTGACGTGTCTTGATAACTTTACTCTTATAAAGTTTTAGAGCCTTCTCAATCGTAATGTTGTTGTTTAGTTTAACTATTAGCATATAATACATATATCTTCTTCCTACATAAAAGTTTTGACATTACATATAAAAACACCTATTATTTTTAAAAATAAACAGGAAAATATGAAAATTAATGAAAAAGGGAAAAACTTCTTTCCTACAAGGTTTCAAAACAGCAAAAATTGTTTATGGAACGGTAGATTCAATCAATCTTAAATCTCTCTACTTAAACATCCAAACTTGGGTTGAACCAATTTACGAATGTGATAATTGGACAAGAACAGTTCTTAACCTAAGTAGAAGTATCAAACACTCGATATACGAGTCGATAAACAAACAAATATTTGATGAAAAATTTATTGTCGATTTAGATTTAAGGTCCAGTGGTCTTAATCTAAATAAAAAATCATTTATGAATCTTGAAATAAATTTTTACATAATTCAAGAAGATTTAGATTTTAAGTGTGAAGAAATAAAACAAAGTTTACAACAAATAACAGAACAAATTTTTAATGACAATTTTTTAAACAATGAAAATTTTAATTTTTATTTAACCAAAAAGAGTAAAATCACAGAAGAATCGTTACAAACCGAGAATGTTTAATATTTATTATTAAAACATTCAAAATGAATTTAAAAATATTACAACCAAGTGAAACAGGTAAAGGTATATTAGTTGAATACGATGCGGGTTATATTAACCCAAATGATAATCGTAATGAAACTTTAATTAGAGAATCTAAAGAAACTCTCGACCACACTAAACCTATTGAATTTTATGCTGTATTACAAAAATATAATACCCCAAATAGAAATGGTAGATTATACCCTGAACGCATATTAAAAAGAGAGGCGGAAAATTATAAAAAAATGATTACAAAGGGTACCGCTCTATCTGAGTTAAATCACCCGGAATCATCTCTTATTGATTTAGATAGAGTTTCTCACTCAATCACCGAAGTATGGTGGGAAGGTAATGTTCTAATGGGTAAAATTAAATTACTTACATCACCGGGATATCACGAAAGTGGAATTTGTTCAACCAAAGGTGATTTGGCAGCTAACTACCTTAGACAAGGTGTTACGTTAGGTATATCTTCAAGAGGTGTAGGTTCCCTTAAAAAAATTGGTGAACAAAATGAAGTTCAAGACGATTTTGAATTAATTTGTTTTGACTTAGTGTCGTCACCATCAACTCCGGGAGCGTATCTATTCTTAAATAAAGAGGATAAACAACTATACGATGAGAACTTAGAAGAAGAGAAAAAAATGAGTGTTGAGAGACACGTTGGTGATTCCGGAAATAAATCGCTTGACTTAATGAAAAAATTAAACGATTATTTAGGATATTAATTAAAAAAAACAAAATGGAAGAAAAGTATTTTATTGCAAAAGTTACCTTGGACTCAGTCGATGAGACATCAGGAAAAATTAAAAAATTAAGAGAAGAAAAATTAGTTAGTGGTTACAACCCTACTGATGTTGAGGCGAAAGTTACTAAAGTTTTTGAACATTATACAATGGAGTGGAGAATTACCGCAATTGTAGAAAGTAAAATTAATGAAGTAATTGAGTAATTAAAATTTTAATTATTAAACAAAAGAGGACTATATGTCCTCTTTTTTTATGCTTTTATTTTTTAGGTGATATTTATTAATGTATAAAAAACCTGATGTGATTTGAGTTTAATTTAAACTTTTTTCATATTAGGATATATTTATATATTAAAAACTATATAAAAACAATGGCAAAAGAAAAATCTTTAGTTGAAGAGGCTATCATCCAAATGAAAAATTTGGAAGAAGCGGTAGCTGAAAATGCAAAAGGAATACTTGCTTCTACAATGAAACAAGAAATCAAAGACCTAGTAAAAGAATCTTTATCAGAACAAGATGATGATGAGATTGAAACCGATGACGTTGAAATGGAAGACCCTATGGGTTCTGATGATATTGCCGATATTGATATGGGTGATGATTCAGACGAAGAAGGTGATGAAATGGATACTGATGATATGGACGACGAAGAAGATATGGACTTCGATGACGAAGAAGATATGGACGACGAAGAAGACACTATTGACTTAACTGACGCTGACGACGACGAAGTACTAAGAGTATTTCAACTTATGGGACCGGATGATAACATTGTTGTTACAAAAGACGACAAAGGAAACACTCACCTTAAAGATGAAGAAACTGGAAAAGAGTATATGATTGTTGGTGAAGGTGAAGAAGGTTATGGTTTTGATGATACGTTTAGTATAGACGAAGAAGATGGTTTTGATATGTTTAAGGACGAAATGGACGAAGAAATGTACGATAATGGTGAGATGGAGGAATCTATTGAATCTATCGTTGGAAGAATGTTTGATGGGGATGATGATGAAGATGAAGATGAAGATGACCGTTTAGGTATTCCTGATGATATGCCATCATATAAAACAAAATGGCATTCCTCTAAAGACACATATGACGAATTAGATGAAATCGTTTATGAAATTGAATTAGACAAAGACGAATTTATGGAAGATGAACCATATATGGAAGAAGACTATACAGACCCTGTTATGGAATCTAAAAAAATGTCTATCAAACCTAAAGGTGTTGGAATGGGAAGTCCAAAATTCAAATACGATGCAAAACCTAATCAAGGAACAGGATTCAAAACTAAAATGAAAGAGGCTCCTAAAT